CGGCTACAGCTTTATTCAATACGCAAAGACAGCTGCGGATGACAACTTTCATTTTATTAAACCATACGGCCGAGCCCTTGGCCCAGAGCATAAAGCACAGGCTTACACTGCGACCCCTGCCATAAGAGAGGCTGCGATGATCGTAGCTGTAGACATCTGGCAAGCACGTCAAGTCAGCCAGACTGGTGGGGTAGGTATGGATGGGGTATCTGCAAGTCCTTATAGGATGGGGTACCAACTTATAAATAGAATCAGAGGCCTCATCCAGCCGTATTCAAGTCCTAACTCACTGGTCGGCTAATGGCTGCAATAAGCACCCTACGTGGCACGCTAGCAACCGCTTTAGCAAACGCTGGAGTATGGTCCACTTTTAGTTTTCCACCTGCAACTTTATTGGCTAACAGCGTAGTCGTAACACCTAGCGATCCTTATATTGTGCCAAGCAATAACAGCCAGACAAGCATCGCACCCCTGGCTAATTTTAAGATTTTAATAACTACACCTGCATTTGATAACCAAGGCAACTTGCTAGGTATGGAGAATTTTATTGTGGCAGTAGTAACTAAACTAGCGGCATCGACCCTGGTTTACAACATATCAAGTGTCTCCGCTCCAGCTATAACTAACGCAGCTAGTGGAGATTTATTAACATCAGAAATAACTGTATCAATCCTAACGAGCTGGAGTTAAAATGAGTACACACGAAGAAGACTTAGCCTTCTTGAAGAAGACAGGCCAAATTGCAAGCGCACCAAAACCAACTGCACAAACTAAGAAAGACGAGGAATAACAATGGCAATCTATTTAAATAATAACGTAGGTGTTAAGTTGGCTACCAATGCGGCCCCTACAGTACCTTCAATCGACATTAGCTCATACGTAACTAATGCCGTAATTAACCAGATCGTAGATGAGTTAGAAGTAACAGCTATGGGCGATAGCGCACATAAGTTTGTTGCAGGTCTACAATCAGCAACATTTACTATCGATTTTATCAATGACTGGGCAGCATCTCAGGTAAACGAGACATTAAGCGCAGCATTTGGCAAGACCTTAGCAGTATCAGTAATCACTGTTAAAGGCACTGCCGTAGCAGCTACAAACCCAACATACCAATTCTCAATTTTGGTAAATAACTTGACTCCAATCGGTCAAGGTGGCGTGGCTGAAGTTGCAACATCAAGTATCTCCTTTACAGTAAACTCCGCAGTAACAGTGTCCCCATCGGTGGCATTTTAATTAAGGAGTAACAATGGCAAAGCTAAAAATAACAAGGGCTAATGGTGAGGTATCAGAACACAAGATCACACCAGGTGTTGAGTACGCTTTCGAGTTAAAGTACGGATCAGGAATTAGCAAGGTCTTGCGTGAGCATGAGCGTCAAACAGAGATATTCTGGCTGGCTTATGAATGCTTACGCAGGGCTGGCGCACAGATACCTTTATGGGGATCAGAGTTTATAGACACTCTAGATACTGTTGAGGTATTAGACGAAGAAAAAAAATAACTGAGCGGAATTCTATTGCTTACACTATTGCGCAATTAGCAGTAGAGACTGGAATACCGCCTAGCGAGTTTATTGATATGGATACCGAAATGTATCTAGCAATAATCCAGGTATTGACAGACAGAGCTAAGGAGATCAAAAATGCCAGTCGTAGTAAACGGCGTTAAGCAACTCCAGAAGGCTATGCGGGAAGTTGAGCCTGAACTTAATAAACAGATGTCTAAAGATATAAAGACTGCGATGCTTATTGTCCGAGATAAGGCACGTGGTTATTTACCGCAACAAAGTGAAGTCCTAAGTGGCTGGGGTAAAGGCACTGCATCGGCTGACACAATTAAATACAGGGCATTCCCAGCCTATGATTATTCACTGGCTAAAAGTCTTATCAAATATAACGCTGGTACAAATAGCCGCAATCGATCAGGTTATAGAGCTGCATTCTACGTAGCAAACATATCAGCACCCGGCGCAATCTTTGAAACCGCTGGTCGGAAGAATCGCCGAGGAGCATCTAATTCAGAAAGCCTTAATCCTAATGCTGGCATACAGTTTATAGAATCTGCCGAATCTATTAGCCAAATGAAAGGCGAGAATAAACAAAAGGGCCGCTTAATTTACAGGGCTTGGTTTGAAGAATCCGCCAAAGTTATTCCAGCTGTTGTATCTGCAATAAATACAGTAGCCACAGACTTTAACATTAAAACACAATTACGTAAGGCGGCATAGTGGCCAATTTAATTGTAAGCGCAGTCAGCACTTTCGACAACAAAGGACTTAAAAAAGGCCAGAAAGAAATCAGCAGTTTTGATAAAAGCCTCAAGAAACTGGCTGGCACCTTTGCCACAGTGTTTGGCGCTCAGAAATTATTGCAGTTTAGCAAGAATGCCGTCAATGCGTTTATGGCAGATGAGAAGGCAGCCAAGTCTTTAGAATTACAGCTAAAGAATACAGGCTTTGCATTTAGCGCACCTGGTGTAGAAAATTATATATCCAGCCTGCAGTCCTTATATGGCGTACTAGATGACCAACTTCGCCCAGCCTTCCAGCAATTACTCACAGTTACTGGATCTATTACTAAGAGCCAAGATGCATTACAAACAGCATTAAACGTAAGCGCAGCCACAGGTAAATCTTTAACCGAAGTCAGTGCAGCACTAACACGTGGCTTTAGTGGTAACACTGCAGGTCTTAGCAGATTAGGTGCAGGCATAAGCAAGGCCACACTGAAAACTGGCGACATGGATAAAATCATGGGCGAACTTAATAAGAAGTTTGCAGGCCAAGCAGCGGCTAGATTAGATACTTACGCAGGCAAGATGAGTTTACTTACTGTTGCGGCTGCAGATGCTCAGGAGACAATAGGTAAGGGTTTATTAGATGCCCTGGCTTTATTAGGTAAAGACACAAATATCAGCACAGCTACAGATTTAATGGATAACTTTGCTCAAAGCACTGCAGATGCGATCTTGGGCGTGGGCGTTTTAATTAGCAAACTTAAAGAAATTGGCAATACTAAAGTCGGTGGGGCTTTATTTGATGTAAAAAATATCCCAGTGCTAGGTGCTTACCTGGCTGGATTCTCCGAGTTAGGCGCAGCACAAAGAACTAAGAGCGCACCTTCTAATGCAGAAGGCAGATCATCTAGCCGTATCTACTTGCAACAATTACGTTTAGAGACTAAAACATCTAAAGATTTAGCAAATGCAAAGAAAACAGAATTAGCAACATTAAAGGCTAAAACCGAAGTAGATAAACTTAAAGATAAATTTGATGTAGAGCGCATAGGATTAACCCTCGCGCTTAACCAGGCTACCGATGCTGAGACTAAATTAAGACTACAAGCACAGCTAGCAATACTTGATAACAATGAGGCTATGGCCAAAAAATTAAACATAGACCTAGATGCAGCAGCTAAAGCAAAGGCATTAGCCGATGCACTAGCTAAAGCAGCATTAGCAGCCGATTCATTTTCCAAATTTGCTATGGGTGCAGTGCAACGTGGTGAGTATGCAGATGCTTACAAAAACATTAGCAACGTACCTACCCAAAGCGCTGGCGGTGCTATGCAATTACCAAGCGCTGCTACCTTTGCTATGGGCGGTGTATCACGTGGCGAATACGCACCAGTAACTGTAAACGTGGCTGGATCAGTATTAACCGAGCAAAGTTTAACCGACACAATTAACGAAACTTTATTAAGAATAAATAAGATGGGCCGTGGTACTACACCTGCAGGCGGTCTATCTGGCGGCACCTAATGGCTGTACCAACAATCAATGCCATAATTAACTTTAGTACTGGGCCTGCTACTGCTCAGGCTATGCAGTTAGATATTGGCATACTAGGCACAAACGTATTAGCCGATGCTGTAGCTGTAATTGTTGATGTATCTAACCGAGTTAATTACGTGCAGACAAGCACAGGCCGTAACGCATTTACTGATACATTCCAGACTGGCCAACTTACTTTACGCATCGTAGATCAAAATGGCGACTTTAATCCTACTAACCCTGCAGGGCCTTACTATAGCTTACTGACACCGATGAAGAAGGTGCAGATAACTGCTAACTATTCTGGCACTACTTATCCAATTTTCTCAGGCTTTATTACATCTTATGTAAACACTCAGCCTAAAGATGCAACAGAGGTTGCCTATACAACTATACAGGCTGTAGATGCGATGAGGCTTGCTCAGAGTGCACAAATATCTACAGTGGCAGGTGCTAGTGCTGGCGACCTATCAGGCACACGTATCAATGAGATACTAGATCAAATATCTTGGCCAGCATCAATGCGTCAAATAGATGCAGGTCAAACTACATTACAAACAGACCCAGGCACACCACGCACTTCTCTAGGTGCTATGCAGACTGTGGCCGATTCAGAATACGGCGCTATTTATGTAGACTTTGACGGATCATTCGTATTTAAGGATCGATTAACAGCTACTGCATCAATCGGTGGCACACCGACAGTCTTTGCAGATGATGGCACTGGTATCTCTTATGCCAATGCTGTGTGGAAACTAGATGACAACTTAATCTTCAATTCAGCCCAGATCAGCCGTTCAGGTGGCTCACCGATGACTGCCACCAATCAGGCAAGTATTGACAAGTATTTTATTCATTCATATAACCTGCAGGATCTTCTAATGCAAACCGATGCGGTAGCGCTAGATTATGCCAGGGCCTATGTGGCGTCTAGAGCTGAAACCACCATCCGATGCGATGCTATCGAACTTGATCTATACACTGCTAATTACAACGCAGGCATTATTGCTGCTTTAGACCTAGATTTTTTTGATCCAATCACAGTTATTACAACCCAGCCAGGGGGATCTCAGCTAGAGAAAACCTTGCAGATTTTTGGCGTGGCAAACACGATTACACCTAATTCCTTTAGGACAGTGTTTACAACGCTAGAACCTGTCATAGATGGGTTTATACTAGGCAACGTAGATTACGGGGTCTTAGATCAGAACGTCTTATCTTATTAAGGAGATAGAATGCCAACTTTTCCAGGCAATACTGGTGATGTAGTTACTTCCGCTATGTGGAATGGGCTACCAGCCTTTACAGTACAAACTGCTAAGACAGCAGATTACACAGCTGCTAGTGGAGATGAATACCAACAATTAGTGCAGATGAATAAAGCAACTGCTATTGCATTTAAATTACCAACCGATGCTACCTATAATTTTGCAGTAGGCACAGTGATCACAATATTATATATTGGCGTTGGTGCAGTAACAATTAGCGCAGTAACACCTGGCACTACAACAGTATTAAGCGCTGGTGGTACTCCTGCATCTCCAACGCTTGCACAATATAAATCTGCAGCATGTATTAAGACAGCTGCTAATACTTGGTATGTAGTTGGGGCTATTGCATAAATGTTAAATATAATTTCAGGAGTTTTAGCGCCTACAACACCTAATACATTTTCTGTAGATTATTTAGTTATTGCAGGTGGTGGCGCAGGTGGTGGTACTTCAGGTGGTGGCGCAGGTGGTGGTGGCGCAGGTGGTGTGCGGTCAAGCGTTACAGCAACGGGTGGTGGTGGTTCAAATGAATCACAATTAACAATTAGTCCTAGTACAAACTATTCCGTTGTAATAGGTGCTGGTGGTGCTGGTGTGTCAGCCAACAATGGCAGCGTTGGAGTTAATTCTACTTTTTTCACAATAACTTCCGATGGTGGTGGCTTTGGTGCTAAAGATGTTGGTACTGGCGCTAACAATGGTGGTAATGGCGGTTCAGGCGGTGGTTCTGCTGGCGGCGCTGGCGGAACTGGAGGAACAGGAACTGCAAATCAAGGTTTTGCAGGAGGAAATGCTGATAGAGGTGCTGGTGGTGGTTCGGCTGTTGCAGCTAGTACTACAACGGCTGGCACAGGAATTTCAAATAATATTTCTGGAAGCAGCACAAGTTACGCAGCAGGTGGCGGTGCTTATGGTTTATCTGGTGGTGGGTCAGGCGCAGCAAATGGCGAACCGTTTAATACTGTACCAAGTCCTGCAACAGCAAACTCTGGGAGCGGCGGAGCAGGTTCACATTCAGGTGGAGCGATGGCTGGTTCAAACGGCGGAAGCGGTATAGTTATTTTAAGATATACAGATGCAAGAACAATTACTATTGGTGCAGGATTAACAGGTACAGAAAGTGCTGCCAGTGGAGGATATAAACGAGCCACAATTACTGCTGGTAGTGGAAATGTGAGTTGGGCATAATGGCACATTACGCATTTTTAGATGAGAATAATATTGTTACCGAAGTAATTACAGGTATTAGTGAAACTGAGTTAATAGAAGGTTTAGATACTGAAACTTGGTATGCAAACTTTAGAGGTCAAGTATGCAAAAGAACTTCATACAATGGCAATATACGCAAAAACTATGCTGGTATAGGTTTTTATTATGATGAAATAAAAGACGCTTTTATACCGCCAAAACCTTTTAATTCGTGGATATTAAATGATAATTGTAAATGGCAACCACCAATACCATATCCAA